CAGACATGGGTGGTCTTCAAAGAAGTGTGTATTCAGGAAGTGGGCCTGTCCATTCGGACTCGTGTTGGCCTTCGGGACTGTACCATCCGCTGTCGTCAATACGCCAGCCAGCTGTGCAACGCTTAAGAGCCTTGTAATTTTCCCAGACAGGTTCTTCAGGGAAAGGATTGCCGTAGTCGTGTTCCCAGTCGTGTTCGCTGATGCCGTTAGGTGTGTACCAGCCACCTTCATCAGCTTCCCAGCCTTCTGCGGTGCGAATTTTCCAAAGCTTGTCTTGATCAGCCATAGCAGCATCAAACTGAGCAGCGTTAACAGCGTAGTTATCAAACCAAGCCGCAACCCGAAGATTGTAATCGGCGGCCTCACTTTGTAAGTAGCTTGGAACGTTCTTGAGTTTTACGCTTGCAAAGCTGCTTGTATCGAATGGGTGTGTAGACATGATTAGAGAGGAAAAATTTCGTAAGAAGCTTTAAGAAGACTTTTTACGATGGTTTCTAAGTCTGTGATGCGGTCAGTGGACTGCATGTCGCAGATAATTGGAACCTCAGCTGTGAACCATTTGTGGCCACAGCCTGGGCACTTGCGGCATCTTACAATGCTTGTCTCAAACCGAGGTTTAGTTTGAGTGACCCACTGATCGCCGCGTTGTGGTTTGCGGTTGCAGTGGGGGCAGTTCATGAAAGAGGATCGTCATAAGGGTCAAGTTCAAATTCTGAAATCAAGCGGCATAAGTACCACTTGGCTTTGCGGAGGTCTTCGATACCATTTTTTTGGCGATACCTCCAGATGTATTTGATGCAGTTGCCGCGCAGATAACCAAAAAATTCTTCGGTTGTCATTGCGGCTTTGATCGCTTCAATACACTCCACGCCATTAGTGCTTTGGTAATGCGCTGGAGCGTTGACAGGATCAGTCATCATCAAAAGTGATCGGCGGTATGACGCACCAGTCAGTAATCCAGGGCAACATGCGCAGCACCTGTTCCTGTGTTGGTGCGTTTGTATGGTCTAATGGTTCGTCCCAAAGAATGACTGCTTGACAGTGTGCAGAGTCAAACTCAGGTGGATCTAGGTGTGTTGCAGGTAAGACCTGAACAGCGTCATCAACAATGGCCTGAACAAACAGGGCATCGGATCCTGTGGTGTAGCTGTAACTGATTAGTTGAGCGTGGGCCATGGTGGGGCTCCGAACTACTTGCTTACAGTAGCACATTATGTCAGATGCGCCGTAATGCTGGGAAAGAACTCATGTGCGTAGGTGCTCAGGACGCTGGCATCAATACCAGAATTAAGCGCAATATCTATGTCGCGTTCCAGGCGGCAGAAATCCTCAGGCGTGTCCTGATATATATCTTCACAAAGACTGATTGGCAGCAGGTCCGTTCCATACGCCGTGTAACGAACAATCGCTAAATAGGGTTGTGGCCCTTTTAGCTCGTAGTAGGTGATGGTGGCCCAGTCTTCCATTGGACCGCAGTACCTGACACCAGTCTGACTCAAGAGCCAATTATTGAACTGGCTGGAGTAAGCATGAATCATAATGTAGCAGTAGTAGTAAGCGTTTTTAGCGTGGACCCGAATCGCGAATTTATCTACGAGCGGTACGCCCGTCAAATCTCCAGCTGTGAAGACACGAAGGAACTGCAAGAATTGGCCTGCAAGTTCCTTCGCCTTTACTTAACGCAACAGGAAGTGGTAGAAGGTCTAATCAAAAAGGGCTGGTTACCCGACGACCCTGTATTGCGTTGACAGCCTTTTGGCGGTTTCAGCACGAGCATTCTTGTTGTTGCTTACTTGCACAGCAGTCTCCTTGAAACAAGCACGTTTTGTTTCTGTAGGAATGCAGTTAAGCATCTTTTCAATTTTAAATTGTAAAAACTCTTCATCTTCGGTGGGGTCTTCGCAGCCATACCGTGCAGCTTGCACAGCGTTGGATAGAGAACTAACAGCCCAGTAGCAAAAAGCTGGCGACTCTAACAAATCCCGAAGCAAAATCTTTTCAGAAGCAACAAGCACTTTTTCGGGCACATCGAATTTAGACATGGTTTTAAGTGGTAGTAGGGTAATGGACCGTCAGAATCCTACACGAAGTCCTCGTCAAAGTCACCAGCCAAGAATTTATTTATTAATTTCTTCAAAAAGTACGTTCTTTTTACATCCATACCGTCCAACTTTGCATCCATACGCTCCACCAAATCCGAAGGCATATTGCTAACGGTGAAGGTTTGTTTTTGTACTGGTGCGGGCGTAAGTAACTGCACTTTTTTGCTTTCCGGTTTAAAAGTGTTGAAAGAACTGATAAGCGTGCCAAAAGCTTTGCCGTCATATCTCGTAGATGGCTGTTCAGCAAGCACCCTAATCGTAGTGCCAGGCTCAATGCTGGCAATAGTTTCTTGTTGCTGCTGGATAGGCATATCGCTTTGACAATAACAGCGCATAGTGGTAGCAGGACAGTTTAAACGATCATATATTTCTGGCACTGGGTTAATAATTTTACCTTCAATAAATGGACGTTTACCAGTATCAGCAGCAGCAAAAGTTACACAAACTTCAACAGGAAGGCTAGCTGCGTATCTGGCCAGCCTAAAATTAAGTTCGGTTTCTTGTGACAACATGTGAAGGCTGGTAAGGCCCTCACATACTACACAGACAAGCCTAGGTCAGTCGGACCACTTGTCCCATGCCGCATTCATCAGGGTGTCTGATTCCTGCTTGGTACGATCAACTTCCCTTGCGCGGGGATATTGCCCTGAGTGTCCAGTATGGGCAGAACCCGCACCAGCACTGGGCTCTGAGGCTGGACAGGCCCCTATATCAGCTGCAATGTGTCCAGGCTCGGCATCCGCGCCTAAATCAAGGCTGGACACTTCTTCCGTTTCTGGGGTGCTGTCCACCCTGACATCCGTTCCAGTGGAAGGGTTTTCCTTGGGTGGACACACATACGCAACCTCTCCACACGCGAGTACAGCCTGGTACGTCTTTTTTCCATACCTACCAGTTCCTGAAATCTCAGAAATCAGACCACGCTTCACCAGCCGTTGGAGCGACTTCTGAATAGCAGCAGTTTTTCCACCCACTACTGGATCGGAATTGAGGTCTGTATTGGAAAAGGCACGGGGGTGACCAACACGAAGCCGCTGGAGCACCTTGTCAGTGACGCTGGAGGGCGATGTGTTGCTGTCATCGACCTCTGGGGTGAAATCAGCCACGGAGAAGGTCAGGTCGTCCTCCTGGCGCATGATGAGCGCCGTACCGGAACGACCAGACCGCGACTTCTCAATCGTGATAATCCGGCTGTGCGCTGGAGCGGAACCTTTTTCCACGTCGTCTTTGCTGGGCTTACGGAGTGACCATGTTTCATCCACAGCATCCCGAATGGCAGAGGTGCCACGAAATCCACCCTGCTTGTTGGCGTGGTGAATGATCAGGATGGTGGTTGCAGGGAACAGCACCCCGTTGTTCCTAGTCAGCCAATACAACGGCGTCGCAAAGTCGGACTTGTTTTCATCAAATGCCCTACCACCAGAGCAGCCGATCAGCGAGTCAATAACAACAAGCTTGGGCTGGACCTTTTCCATCAGCTTGATGAACTGGGCATAACGCTGGAGCGACCAGTCTGTGAGCAACTTGGTATTGGAGTCCAGCGGATACTCAACTTCTTCCAGCTGTTCTTTGAGCTGGATAAGTGGCTGGTCACCGTTCAGTAGCAGCACAGGGCCTTGCTGGACTGGAACGTGCTTACCACGGACCACAAAGGGTGCTCCAGTAGCGATGTGCTTCGCCAGGGTCCAGGCAGACATGGACTTGCCATCACCGCCAGCGCCATAAATCAGGACAACCGAAGGATGCGGAAGCACATCAGGGATCAGGTATTCACGCTGACCCTCTAGATCCTGGAGCGCAGCCACATCCATAAGCCCCTTAGCGCCTTCAAACTGAATCTGGTCAACAATCAGCTTTTCAAGTGCAAATTGGTCCCGATAACCAGCATCAAGAGCCAAGCTATTGAGCTTGAAGTTCATCTCAGCGGGATTATCCAGCTCCAGATAGGACCGCGCTTTTTCAATTACTTCCTCAAAGGACAGCGAAACCCGCTGATAGAAAACAGGCTTGGCTTCAACTTCATCAACAACTGCGCCGCAGCCATCACGAGTGAAGCGTGCCCGTTCTGGGTCGTAATGATCGGCCAGCCGGATAAGGCTTCCAAAGCCCAAACCGCCTTGGGACTTAAAACCATTTTCCCAGCGACTTAGGCAAGGATCTTTGCCATCAGCCCAGTCATCTTCATATTCAGAATCCTGGAGCGACCATTCACGCCACAGGTTGAGACCTTCGTCACCAGGCAGGTCGGACTGGAGCATTGCCCCGATCTGCCACCAAAGCTGTTCAGAGCCCCGGCCTTGCGGCTGAATAACTGACAGGCAGGACTGAGCAATGGCAATCCGTTCTTCGGTGGAACGCATTGACCAGCGGCCATCACGGACTGATTTAGTGACTTTCTTGTCGTTCTTGGCCTTGAACGACTGCTTCATACGCTCTAAAAGCCACCCAGGAGCCTCTGGAACAGCGTCAAGGTCACCTTCAAGCGTGTAACTACCACCAGCCGGGTAGGCACCATTTAGAAGCCCTTGACGGCCCCACAGAACTTCCCAGCCTTCACCACTACCGGCAAGGCTGATGTCTGAAACTTCAGTCCAAAGTTCGGATGGAACGGTAAACAGAAACTTTGCAGCCGCTTTCTTGGGCGATGTAATGCGTGGAGCCTTGGCTAGGTCTTTGCCCCACTTGGCCTCAACAGCGCCAAGGTTGGCATCAACGTCAAGGATCACCAGACCTTCAGAGCGTGGTCCCGTAAAAACACCAACAGCCTGAAACTTTTCAGGTTCACGTTCAATGACCATCGCCGTGGCTTCGGGCGACATCTTGTCGTGGTGCGCCCTACCAAGCGGATTTTTGCCGCAGGCTTCACCACCTTTAGGCATTGAAACGCCTTTTTTGTAGATCGGCGCTGTTGCCCACTGGTTCGGTAAAGACCGAACAAACGACAGCAGATTCATTTGCTAAACTCCTACAGGGAAATACGTATTTGCGCCCTAGAGTCTTGCCAACTCTGGGGCGCTTTTCATTGTAGCGGAGCTGTCCACCCTCGTCAGTGTGCTATATTTGCGGAGCACAGGGCATTTCTAGCCCACAGCTAAAGCCATTCAATGGGTTTCCTAAAGAACAAAGAGGCCGTTTTAGGCGGCGCAGGCGGCGGTTATTTGAACCCCAGCAAGATCCAGGCAGGCAGCCAGGTTCGTTTTGCGCTACTCGCCGAAGAGCCACTCGAATTTTATGAGTGCTGGGGCGAAGCTACAGACGGCAACGTCAGGCCATTCCGTTTTCTTGACGATCCATCACCCGCTGATGTTGAACAGGAAATGGGACCAGGCTATTCACGCCGCATGAACCGTGAAGGCACTGGACCGGAAGCAGTCAAGTTTGCGATTGCTGTGCCCTGCTACAGCCACGAATCAAGAACCATTCAGGTTCTGAGCATCACCCAGAAGTCGATCATCAAGGAATTTGACAGTCTTTCTCAAATGGAAGACTACGAAAACTTGATGGAATGGGACTTTGTTTTGAGCAAGGAAGGCTCAGGACTTAACACGGAGTACACGCTGCGGCCTGTACCCCGGAAGAGCAGCCAAGCGGTACTGGATAAGGCGTGGCAAGCAGCACTAGATGCTGGTTTTGACATCACCAGGCTGATTGCTGGTGGTAATCCATTCAAGGAAGCTGCCTAGCACCTAACAATGCCCCGTGTTCCTATGGCACGGGGTTTTTTGTAGCTATAGTAGATATGGGAAAGAGTATTTTATGACCAGTAGGGAACAAGTACAAGCGCAGCGAGAACGGCAGAATAGGCTGGAACGTATGTACATGGACGATGGCAGAGACGACCCCAAGCACCCCTACCACAGACTGTTCACCGGACTTAAGCAAGGTACCGGAGACAAAGATTGAAACAGAACCCGACTCGATGGTACGTATCACGGTCGGCGATGAGGTCGGTTGGGTTAGTTCATATCACTTAATAGTCCCGAAGGAAAATCAGCTTATAAACGCATGGCTAGCCAAACACAGGAAAAGCTGAATAACCTAGGTAGAAATACCCTGGTACGTGATGATTCTGGCCCTTTCCGCGTGTATCGG